TGAACGATATACTCGTCCTGACTCAGGCTCTGTTCTTCAAGAATCTTCTTCTCGACCATTGCGTCGGCTATCGATCTGGTATCTTCCATTCTTCACTCGCTTTCTGTGCTCAGTCGTTAGTACATCCAGACTCCAGTGTATGAAGTCAGAGCCTGCTAATGCAAGAGTAACCTTGTAGTGTACGACTATCCACCACAACCACCAAGTAATCTCACCCCAGAAATCCAAGTGGAGCACAGGGGCAAGAACTAAGTACGGAACTACGATGACCGATAAGTACAAGTAAAGGATTCTTCCTAATGTGCCTACTACTGGGAAGTGGCTAAGCTCACCTCCGTGACGCAAAGAATGTCGGTACATATACCAGGCGTATCTCCAGCCTGTGCTTACTACGCTTCCTGCGTGTTTCACCACTTTGAACCCATCAGTCTGTCCGTGGTCTACATCCAAATCAGGATTTAGGATGACGCTGATGAGTGCACCAGCCACGTACTGGAGGTTATGAGGATCTAGGGTGAAGGCTGTGCCAACAAGAAAGCCCCCCGCCAGTATCAAGGAAGCTTTCGTGTGTACTATGCCTTTAGACATCATCTCTCCTGATCACAATTGTTACCTCAAACTTATTTTTCTTGTGGCAGTAGGGACATACTACTTCTACTATGAAGTATGACTTCTCTAGTACTTCGAATACGATAGAGAAAGTCTTACCGCAGTGGCTGCAGGTGACTTCGCGTATCATGACACTACCCATTCCATAACGTAGCCTTTGGCGTCGTCTCCACCGCCCATAAACACAACTCTTTTGGCGTCGTCATCAAGCACCACGAAGACATCCTCTTCTCTCTCGATGATGAGCTTCTTCCGGTCTCTCTTGCGTACGATTAGGGTCTCGCTCTCTTCATCGTCGTTGTAGAATACCTGTGCGAACTTATTCTCTTTGGTGTACTGGTAACCCCTTCTCGGTTCAGGCTTTGGGGTCACCTGTTTAGGTTCGGGTCTGGGTGCTATGGCTACAATAAGTATGACGATTGCAGTAAGCAATCCTCCGCCAAAGGAACACACCAAGACCGTGTAGAGTTCTTTAGGCATGCTGGCCTTCCTCTAGCCTGTTTATGATAGAACGGACACCATCGAACATGTAGTGGTACCAGTCTTGCTTGTACTCCGTTAGGATGGCTTCGATACCTTGAAGCTCTTCGATGACGGACATCTGTTCGTCTTGAGTGAAGACAGGGCCATACCAAGTGACAGCGTTGTCCTCTTGGATATAAATAGCCCCTAAGTCGCCCATCTCCCAATAGAAGAGCTCCGTGGGCTCTGTGCTTACTAGTGCATCAACTTTGACTATCTGATTGACGAGCTCGTCGTCGTGGTTGAGACCTAATCTCCAATAGTAGCCTGGCTTGTTCGGTAGCATCTGGAAACCTCTTTAGTGCTTCTGAATATACTGGTCGGAAGAAGTCATTCATTTCGAATAGCTCTTCCACTTCTTCTTTAGTGTACCAATGTACAATAGTTGGTTCCGCCTCAAGGAAGATACAGACCTTCTGCATGAAGGAGACATACTTACAAACATACCCATAAACCTTCAGTTCCATGGATACATTCCCTGCCTGTCTATCATTGCTTGTATCTTGTTGGGGATCGGTACCAGCATGGCAGTGCCTTCAAAAAGTTCTTGGGTAAGTTGGGACGTTTCTTCAGGTGACAGTCCGTCAATGAATGTTTGACCGGCTTCTACTCCTTGTTCTTCGATTATACGGGTTAGTCTTTCGAGAATGGTCATAGAGTCTCCTTAGGAATTAGGTGAGGGGCACGCAAGTGTTCGCCATTGTATGAACCAATGCGCGGCTAGAGATGGCTAGCTCCATCAACGACTAACGAGGTTCTGAGTTATCGGTTACTAGCTGGTGCCCCTGACCATGCTGGTTACGTTCCAGCGACGCAAGGGCCTCGAAGTAGGCTGACCGTCCGATTTTCGTTGGCGCGGTGGGATAGGTCCACCACGTTACCTACAAGAGATAAGGACCTCCAAAAGGGGAGACACCTCCGGGAGGTCCTTACTTATATTCCTTACCGTCTAGGCCCAGCCCAAACCAGTATTGGTGGATGGGAGGCCAGCTGTACATCCTGACATGACTCGAATTAGTTTGTCTCGGTAAGGTTCAGGCTCTGCTGAAAGGGTTCAGGACGAACTTCTTCAAGAAGAAAAGTCGTGCATGTCGATATGAATCGATGCGATGAGGACTTCCTGCGACCAATGGAAGGTCTTGGTCAAGTACTGCGACTTTCGTAATGTCTCCTGGTACCTGGTATATTATGTTATTAGGGTTCAATTGCAGGGTGAAGCACAGGGCTTCAATAATTCCTATCACCTGCGAGCTGGGGAAGTCACTTCCGATCTGTGCTGTTGCCTTATGCGGGAACAGTCGGAACGCTTCTGTTACGATGACGTCTTCCGGTCCTATCTCTCTGAGGATGTTGTTGACAGATTCAAAGCGCTCGGCCCAGTCAATCTCGCGACTGAAGTCGAGTACGAACTTGTCTGATCTATCTATGACGGTGATCCGGGATACTCCAGTAGTACGGCCAGGATCAAATGCTAGGATACGAATCATCGTTGCTCCTTGGGAGGCTCTCCAACTTGCGGGTCGTTGACTTATTAGAGTTCAGTCGTTGATGCCATGGGTTGGAAAGCCACCGAAGAAGTGGACTCTCGGACTTCTGATCGTGAGAGTCCACTTGTCTTCGCATCCGGTACAGCTAAGGGCTGTTGGATGTTACTTGCGGCTCAGGACACTCGCAACACCACCTTTGGCGGGCGTGGTGGCGACGGGGGCCTTCTCGGCAGGAACCACCGCTTGCGATGCGCCATTGGCTTTCGCAGCCCGTTTGGCCTCATTGCGGCGCTTCTGGTACGCGCGCATCTTCTCGTAGTTGTAGCGCTGCTCAAGCTTGATGCCAGCGCCTTCGAGAGCCTTCTGAACCGCGGCGAGCTTGTCGCCTGTAACATGGATCACGTAAGCCTTGCCTGCAGCACCTTCGGCTCGTGCACCCCCACCAGTCTTGCGGGGTTGGGCCTTCCAGGCATCCAGGTCAGCTTTCTTGAACATCAGGCGTCCGGACGTGTCGTCTGCCTTCAGTTCCTCAGTACGATGCAACGTCCGTACACGCTGCTCGCCCAGATTCAAATACAGAGCCGCCTCACGGATGTTCATCGGATCGGGGAATTGGATTTTGGAGATATCGATAGCCATTTCATTTACCTCTTTCATAGGATTAGATTGAACTTACTATACTTATTTTATTACAGAACACTCAAAAAGTCACGACCCAACTTGATTAGAAACAAATGTTATTTTCCAGGTTCCTCCTCGTCTTGTATGCCGAATGTTTGCTTGATTCGTTTGTACTCTGGATCCTTCGTATCGCTCTTCGACACTACATGAACGTGTTTCACAATCCAATATACCATATTCCAGAGTAGCTTCAGCCAGTACAACATGAACAACATGAGTACTACTAACGCTATGATAGCACTACCTATGACGATTTCCATTTATGCTCCAGGTCGATGTCCTTCTCCCGAGCTACCTTCTCCATTATGTCGATGAAGTAACTTAGTTCGGGCTTGGCCTTACGCTTCAGACTGTAGTGAACACGTAAGCGTCGGAAGAGGCGTATGTATTCTTCTGGATACGCCTCTGCCAGTGCACGACATTCTGTCCAGCTAACGACCCAGTCCCATGCGACAACAGGATTGATGACCAGGTAACGCGTCAGCTCATTCTGCAGGTTAGACAACTTCTCTCTTGCGAGAGGGCTAAACCTTGCAGTGCCCATCTTATTCAGGCCGTAGACGTGGAGGGCCCTGACACTGTACATGCATCGCTGAGCCCTGATGGGTTTCTCTTGATACGCTGCTGTGTTGAAGTACTCTTTCATCATAGACAACGTCTTCAGTACCCCCTCTGTAGTGTCCCATCGGAAGGAGTACCTAAGACGAAGCCAAGAGGGTGTGTATACGATGCAGAAAGTGTTGTGCTGTAGAGCTGCACCAGGCACTGCTGAATCTATTACGACTATCATAAACCAAAGACCCGAATAAGGTATGCGACAATTTGGGGCGTCCACGCAGACAGACAAATGCAAATACCTCCGATAACAAAAGTCAGCGCAAGTCGCATAGGCCCGTTCATCTTACCGCCCCGAACGCTGATCCGTTCTCTTGCTCGTGCGCATCCACGTCTTCCTTAGTCATCCATCTACTGTTGGTGAAGACGGCGTTGTCGGGAAACTTCTCAATCCAGGCAGGAGGTACATCGCCCCTGAGCCACAGGTTGTTCGTAGTGATTCGCCCACCCTCTTTGGTGACAATGTAGAATCGATGGCCGCCGTGACCTCGAGTACCGAGAATGTCTTTCTCTCCGTCACCACCGTCATGGTAGACTTCACCTTGTATGACGTAGCATGTAGCGCCCTTCTGCATGTCTTCGTAGATCTCACGCCAGAACTCGCACTTGAAACAGTTCTTGTCGTGAAGAAGGCGGGCGTTGTGTTCGGTACCGTACCATAGCTCAATGGGCTTGTCGCAATACTGACACTTGTTGTCGACTGTGAATCGGGACTTATTGTATAGCGTGATGTTGCCGCTGTCGTTCGTAATTTGGTAGTGAGTGTCGGTCATTGCTGCTACCATATACTTCTTACCAACAGTAAGTCTTGTGGGCACATTTGCGAACATAGGCTTGTCGTCGTTACAAGTAACGATAAAGGGTTCACATGCTCTGGTGATCATGAGTCCCTCCTGTAAAGCATGTAGCCCACAACTTGTCGGTCACGTTTGATGTAAACGTTGAGAGCGCCGTTCTCATATACCTCAATGGTACCCATCCCAATGTTTTCCATCTTCATCAGGGTGTTGTCCATATGCGCAAGTGCCTCCAATTGATCCTGCTCGATGAGCGGGAGGACTTCTGCTGCGCTAGCTGCTGCCTTACAGCGAACACCTTTGACACCTTCAGCCAACGCGGCTCGGTTGTCAGCTTGCCTTGGTGAGACTTCGTGGAATATAAACATCGTCAATTACTCCTTTTGAATTAGACATAGTTTGCGCAACGACTGCTAAGCCAACGTCGTGCGTTTGATAGAGAAGCTCTTTTACGAGCCTCAACTCTTCTTCTGAGGCATAGAAACAACACTTCGCCCTGCCGTCAGTTCGTCTGGGAGCCCGCTTATACTCACGCTCCCCGAACGCATCGAGTTCACTCTGGCTAATAAGGTGCTTCATAACCTGTGATCCCTCTTTGATCGGGACCATTGTCGTTTCGATCTGCTTATTGCGTACCATCATGCGTACGTACGCGGCAGACACTTGCAGCATGTTGGCTGCCTGGTAAATGTCGTATTGCTGTTCTTGTTTTGGTTTCTTCATTTGTCTCCTATCTGGGGTTGTAATCTCGAACTCGCCTGCCCATGCAGGTCGGACAATACCGTCTTGTGTTGTTAGTCGCTTTGATGCCAACCTCCCACCAGGGATTCACGTTCCAATATATCTTCGATATGTCGTAGTGAATCCCTAAGAAGTTAGCATACGCCAGGAACTTCGCGCCGTTACCGATCACCTTGCCCTTTACGAATATGCCGGGCTTGATTTCAATCGGTTCATCCAGAGGCTCCCAAATTGTGCTGCGGTGAACCTCTAGACGGTCGTACGGCGATTCGTAACAAAGCCCGACGTAATGCTGGGAGTGATAAATCTTCTCTCGAAGATGTATTATGTACACATGGCAATCAAAGTACGATTGTTTCATGGCTAACGAGAGCACAGGGCGAATTTGATGCAGCCTTCCATGTGGCCTGCAATCCATGAGCCGTCTTCGAACAACGTTACGTGTTGCAATATGAGAAGGATTGCCCCTGCAATAACGGCCAGTGTGATGATGGTCAGGAGTTTAGTGGTGGCCATGACTTCGCCTCTCTTTCTGCCCTTCTCGTCCACTTGGCCCACGCCTGATTAGCTTCGAAGAGGGCGTCGCTACCTGGTACGCAGTCTGCAGTGTAAGCAGGCCCGTCGGGGTATTCGATTTTGGTAACGGTTGGAGGTCCAACGTACACTGACAGGCCCATCACTTTGGATTCGCCGAAGTCATCGAGTTGGACTACTTCTGTGAATACCTCTGTAGGGTCGGTAGGCTGACCGTTGGTATGGTTGTCAGGCATAACGACAGTCACTGCTCTGGTTATCACTTTCATTGCTCGTCTCCTATCTATAGTATTGAACCGGTGTTTGTTTGACATTTGATGATACAATAATTATAACTGAAAACTAAGACTTTACAAGGATGATCTTTTTGGCAACTTTAGGACACCCGTCATGATTTGTAACTTTATTCTTGTTTGTTCTTGTATTCGTTAGTTACAGTTTCATTTTCAAAATCAAGATACAATCTAAAAAATCAAAAAAATGTAAGAATATCGCAATTTGAAAAAAAGAAAACGCAGTTATAATACAATAAGAAATGACAAGAATAAAATAAAGTTACAGTTCGTCACGGAGGAGATAACTACCCGGCGTTCCGCACTGATGACCCCCAAATGCCGGGGTTCCGGTTTTTCGCCCCCCCCCCAAAGGTCCCGGGACATTCGTCACGGGGTCAGGTGGGACGGGACTGATGACCCATTGCCGAGGCCGACGGGCCGAATGGCGCCTTGCCGGAACTCGCTACTGGGGGACCGGAATTGTGGGACGCACCAACGGACTGTGTAGACTACCGCTCGCCCTGTGCTTCGCACCATGCAACAAAAAACCGTCTGGCGGTTAGACCAGACGGCTGTGAAGGCGGTCTGCGTTATGCGGAATAGTGGGATCCTATCTCATCGCGGATGATGTCCTGACCTACGTAATACCAGACGACGGACTTGCGAACGCGCTTGCCACCGAAGCTGCGGTACTGCATCTTGAACTCACCCTCGTAACGGATAATGGTGCACGAATCCATGAGCGCCGGGTTCTTCTGATTAGGCACCAGCTCACAGATGGGAGCGAGCTCACGGATGCTGCCGGTGAACTCAAGCGTGCTCACGTACTCGGGGTGCGTTGCTGTTACGTACGCCGACTGCTCGTTGTGCGCGGCGACTGTCTTGCTTGCGAAATCGATTAGGGACTGCTTGTTCATCATATGTCTCCTTGGTTAGTATGCAATCATTATACATCCAGCGCCCGTTTTCGGCCCGGGGACATTCGTCACCGGTTTTCGGGTATCTTTGTCACTGGTGCCTCCCCAGCGCGTCTGGGGTATACTAGAATCATGAGCGGAGAAATTCCTGGGGGCCCCCCCTGCCTAGGTTTTTTGTTGCCCACGTGCAGGCAGGGGGGGCCCCCCGGGCTCCTGGCTACCGGCCATCGTATGTACATAGTATACCGCCGACCGGCCTTCTCGACACTGGGCCATCCGGCCCGGGGGGCAGGCAACAAAAAACCCCGTCCAGTGTGGACGAGGTCCTTGTGAACCTATTCTTCGTTCTGCTTGACCGCGTAGCAGTATGCGTCGAAGTCCTCCGCCAGTTCCTTGTAGTCTTGAAACTGGTCCCAGTACTCTTCGCCGTCTTGGTGCTCGGCCTCGGCAATGTACTCCATGGCCAGCTGGTGGTACTCTGCGGTGAACCTGACGTTCATCAACCAGGCTTTCATAGCCTTCCGGTGTCCCTTCAAGTCCATGTTCATGAGTTGCCTCCTGTGTTGAGGATCTGCCGTACCGCGGCTTTCGCGTCTTCGTACACAGCTTTGCACTCAGGGCAAGTGACTAGGCCTCCGTAGCCCGTTACTAGACCTCTCGTACAACACACTCCGTAGCCCTCCATCGTAATCTTGGATACGGGCGCCGTGTGGCTGTAGTGGACTTGTTTGCTAGCAAGGTCTGTTCTGCGCATCTTGTTCTCCTATCCTGTTCAGATTTGCGTGGCCGGGCTTCGAACCGGCCTGCCGCATTACCAGAGCACTTCCCCCCGCTCCGGTCGTCTGCGAGACTATTCAGTTTCAGCTGTCGCCTTCTTAGCGTACGCTCGTTGGAGAGTTCCTGCGAACTCAGCACCCTTGAGTGCCTTAGCGAAAGCGGCTTGCTCTTCTTCCGTCATGTACAAGACGAACTTGTTACGGCCGTCTTCGCGCCGGCTGTGAGCACCGGCTTCAGCGCGCCAGGCTTCAAAGACCTCTGCGTCGATCCAGTTCTTCTTGATCTTGGATTCGCCGATCGGCTCTTTGGTTACGGCCAGGTCGCCTTTGCTGATTGCTTTCCGGATGTAGTTCTCCGACAAACCACTCAGCACAACAGCTTGCTTGATTGATAAACGATTGGTGTCCATTTTGTCTCCTTATGAACGGTGATAATGTTTACCCTTCAAACCATTTGGTTCAAAGGCTCGGAAGAGTCTAGCTGATTCTATCCCGTGCCCGGGTTTTCAACGAGTAACTCGTTTCTGGTGTCTGCCGACATGCCGCTCCGGCTATCTTCCGCGCGGCCAGCCAGACTCTCTCGAGGCTTTGAACAGGTTTATTATTTAGTTGTAAAGGTGCGATCTAACTATACTACTATTATATAACATACACTGATTCACTGACCGTGACAAAGATCACATTTCTTCGGTGACGTTTGATCCGATCATATGATCATATATAAGGCGGTATATCCAACATCCCGGCGATGGATATACTACGTGACAAAGATCACCCTAAAGACGTGACAAAGATCACGGGCAGTCGAACGCGTGATCGGTTATTATTGATGTATAAGAAACGAACAGCCATTCACTGTTCGTAGGAGATTACAATGAACAGGAATACGTATAACAAAGTCTTGAACGTCAACCAAGTCGCTCAGCTGACCGGCCTCACCAAGCCTGCGATCTACAAAGCGATGAACAAAGGTGTGTTGCCGATGTTCGTGAACGGCCGTGGCTTAGTAGTCACCACACTCGAGTTCGTGATGAAGTGGCGCCTGAGCTAGTAACAACCGAATAGCCTATACGGCATAAGAGACGGAGAAGGCGGCTCCGTCTTTTTTGTTGAGGAGGGAGGCCGCCCGGCGGTGGTTGACTCCACAGGCGTCACGCTTCCTGGTGCGACGTAGGCAAGATGTCCTCGCAACGTTCGAACGCCTCGTGGTTGACGTGGGTTTTGGATGCCGCCCGCTGTCACTGTGGAAAATATATCGACCCGGTGAAATGCCCATACGGACAGTAAACTTAGTTCCATGTTCGTCAGAAGGGAAGGATTCTCTGGGTCAGTATGCTTATGAACAGCATGAACAGGGTTACAACAGGAATTCCGAGGTTCTCCCAGTCCTTTCGACAGACACAGATACCTCCGTAAAATAATGTGGGCACGAGCAACGCCACGTAAACATAATACATGGTCGGTCCCATAAGCGGCTCGCTTATCATGGTCGTATTCCAATCTTTTGTCGTTTGAGTTCCGCATAGAGTTCAGGTCTCTTCACAAGAGTATCAATCTCTATGGTTTCAATATCCACATTCTGCTTGTAGGCTTCTACAGCCATGTCAACGTGCCTTCTTGATACTTTGTCGATGACCAAGCCCGTCCGTAATCTTCCGCCCCTCTTTCTAATCAGGCTGAGGAGTTCGATGTGGGAGACCCTCGCAACCTTCATGATCTCCTTTGCAGTAGCGCCCTCATCATAGAGTTTTAGTGCCTCATCAGCATCCCCCTGTGCTCTGCCTTGACGCATATCAATTCCGCGGACAGCAAGTCCTTTGTAGATGACAGTAGCGCTTACCCCCACAGCCTGTTGGATGTCCACAACTCTCTCGCCTTTAGTGTACAAGTCGATTGCTCTATCCACCTTCTTCTCAGTGTCAGGACTTCTGCGTCGGGGAATACCTCGAAGTGCAAGCTCTCTGTAGATGCGGTTTAGTGGTACACCTGTTTTGATGTATATGTCCATCAAAGTCGCTGATGTGGAGTACATTCTAAGAGCTTCTTCGACTGCGGGCATGTTTCCAACATCCTTCTCTACAGACCTAGTTTGAATCCCGCGGGCGGACAACTCTTGATATAGGTTAGGAGCTGCCACTCCTGTACCGTTGTGAATGTCCTTCAAAGGTTCGCCTGCAGTATACATATCAACTGCTTCGTCCATGTTTCCCCGAGCGCGTCGTTTCAAAGGTACTCCCTGAGCATCTAGAATGTTGTAGAGAGTGTTGTTAGAGATGTTCCACTTCTTCAAGACGTCTCGTACGGTTCTCATAGCTAGATAGTCGCTACAGATGGCACTTAGCTCTGCTTGTGTATGAGTAGGTTCCTTGACAAGCTCGTAGCCACGCTCTGCTAAAAGCGTACGAATATGCTTAGCAGTGTAGCCAGTCTCTGCTACGATCTCTTTCATATCTCTTACTCCGCCTTCCCACATTTGATATACTATTTGGTGGTATACGTCCCTTGTTGCTGGAGCAGGGGTGGGTACAATGGTGTTGTCGTCGTCTTCCCAAGTGGTCATGAGGTCGTTTGACATATTGGTTTGTTCCTTTCTTATTCTTCTTGTATTATAATTCCTTTTGCAGAAATTGTCAAATTAGAAACTAAACTTATTTACCTTGCCTGTTGAGCTTTAGAGGGGGATAATTGATACATGGCTGAAAATATTTCCCGCTCGTGGGACCGACTACCTGATGAAGACGAAAAGTGGTACCACATCTTTGTCGACTACTATCTGCCATTGGGTAACAAACGGTCGGTCCGTAATGCTTTCGAGTTCTTCATTAGGGTCGAAGAACCTGCCAACTATCAGAACGTCGACCCCAACGATATTCGATATACTCCTGACCACTGGGGTGAGGAAGCAGAGAAGCATGAGTGGGCCAAGAGGGCGTTGGAGTACGACGAGTCTGTTGCCACAGACTTCTCCCAGTTGTATGTTACTACAGTTCTCAATTACTTACAAGCGAACGCACTGGGTGCGGCTAAGTCTTTGGTGGAAGCTTTGAAGAACGAGCGTACCAGAGTCCAAGCTGCGAACTCAATATTGAACCGTGCAGGTGTCCCTGAAGTATCTGAAGTCAATTTTAAAGCTGGGGTGGCGTTCACTGCTGATGACATGGCTGCTGCCCAAGAAGAACTTACTAAGTGGACACAAAGCAAGAATGGCTAAAGTGTTCACTGTCGTTTCCGTATTTTGTGGACAACTATGTCCAGATTTACGATGCGACGGCAGGTGCATGGATTCCGTTCAATCTCTGGCCTGAACAAATCAGAGTTGCGGAAGAGCTCGTTACCAACTTATTAGTCGTCATACTGAAAGCACGTCAGCTTGGACTGACTTGGCTTGTCCTCGCGTACATACTGTGGTTGATGTTGTTCCATCCTTCAGTCACAATACTGTTGTTCTCGAGGCGAGAGACTGAGGCAGTCCACCTTCTTGACAAACGCTTGAAAGGTATGTACCAGCACTTGCCTGAGTGGATGGAAGTGCGGACCGTTGTCTCAGATAGTGCACACATATGGGAGCTGAGTAATGGTTCAGTCGCGTACGCATTTCCAACTACGTCGGGCGACTCATACACAGCAACCTTAGCGTTTGTAGACGAGGCCGACCTGGTGCCAGACTTGGAGGACTTGATGTTAGCAGTCAAGCCTACAATTGATGGCGGCGGACACATGATTCTGCTGAGCAGGTCCAACAAGGAGACTCCGAACAGTCCCTTCAAGAAGCTGTACCTTGCAGCGAGAGCGAAGTTGAATAAATGGAAAGATGTGTTCCTGCCTTGGTACGCGAGGCCGTCGAGGACACGAGAATGGTACAAAGAACAAGAGAATGACTTCATGTCTCGCACAGGCAGTAAAGATGGTTTGTACGAGCAGTATCCTGAGACACCTGAAGAAGCTCTTGCGCCGATCTCTTTGAACAAACGTTTGCCGTTTGAATGGTTGAAAAGGTGCTACAGTGAACGTGTAGGAGTGAAGAGTGTAACCATACCGGGGCTGACGACCTACGTAGACCCAATCATTGGCCACTCCTACGTAATATCCGCTGACCCGGCTGAAGGCAACCCAACGTCAGACCCTTCTTCAGCCCACGTGTTCGACTCATTCTCTTTAGAAGAGGTCGGACTGATGACTGGTAAGGTTGAGCCTCTGATGTTTGCGGAGAGACTGTTGCTCTTGTCAGAGCTTTACAACGACGCAAGCATTATGGTAGAACGCAACAACCACGGACATGCTGTGATAGCAACAATCCGCGGAAAAGAAGAAGGAATGAAGGCGAACCTGTTGCTGAGGGGTCAAGACGGTAAGTATGGTTGGCAGACAACAGCTAAAAGCAAGGCGCACATGTACTCTGAAGGCGCTAAGTTATTCAAAGACGGAGTACCTACAATACATAGCAGCTCGACCTTCGCCCAACTAGCTAGCATAGAAGGTGCTACTCTAAAAGCACCTGAAGGCGAAGGCATGCACGACGACGAAGCAATAAGTTACATGTTAGGTTTGTTGGCAGGCTCAATGCCTCCAAAGCAGACATTTGGATTTACATATGCCAGTACTAATAGACACAGTTCCCGCGTTGAACGTCGTAGACGTCGCCATTCTGTCAGCAGTGTCTGAAGAAGAGTCTGCCTACCAACGTGGTATAATCACAGCACGAAAATACCACCAAGGTGAGCAGTCCGCTAAGGTCACAGACAGACTACGAGAGTTCTTACCCAGCATAGCGTTGGGTGAGGATTTTCGGTTGAATATCTGCCGCGTGATCATCTCAGCTATGACAGATAGAATGAGGGTGATTGGTTTCGACTCATCAGTCACTGACAAGATTGTGTGGGCCACTGAAGTGTTCGACAACAACAAAGGCCCTGTTGTAGAGCTCGACCTGTACGAAACCCTCCTTAGGGACGGCGAAGCATTTATTGTTGTTGATGTTGACCAAGAGTCGTTCGAGATATCCTGGCATGTAAACCAGCGCTTTACAGATCTTGATGTCGGTGGCGACGGAACAGGATGCAAGGCTTTCTACGAGAATGATGATCCCAACCAACGATTGCTTGCAGTGACAAAAGAATGGGTGGTGTTTGACGAGAAGGGTAGGATGATCCGCCTTCGCAACATTTATACAAGTGACTTGATTGTCAAACAACAGCACAACGGCTTTAGTTGGATACAAAGAGAAGAGCCCGTTGTATGGCGAGATGCTTTAGGTAACCCGTTAGGGGTTGCTGCGGTACATTTCTACAACAAAGGATTCAAGAGGGAAGCAGAAGACGCGTTCACTCTTCAGGATGCTATCAATAAGACATTCTTAGATATGCTAGCGTCTTCGGATCTGTCAGCCTTTCGTGTCTTCGTTGCTTTGGGGTGGTTGCCTACAATTGATGGCAAGGAACCCGCTGAAGACGGATCGAATTGGATGCCTATAGAGCCTGGCAGAATCATAGGCACAGACAGGCCTAAGTCTGAAGCCTCACTTGATGCGATTGAGCCCGTAGACCCCGAGATGATTATCAAAGCAGTACAGCAGTGCATCCTGTGGGCAAGTATGACTACGAATACTCCTGCTAGCAGGTTCATATCTACCAAGTTGATTGCTAGCGATGAAACACTCAAACAGCAAGAAGAGCCACTTGTTGCTAAGATTGACGGAGTCAAGACATTGACCGCATACTCTTGGCGACAAGTGATTCTCCTTACAGAGAGAATATGGAACGTGTTGATGACTGATAAGGTGGCAGAAGGAAAGATCAAACCCATTTGGTGCCACTCAGCGTCTGAAGAATCCCTAATGAGTAAACTCATCTCCAAGCAGAAGTTGGGCGTGCCTGACACCCAGCTGTGGCGTGAGATGGGATACGATGAACCAAAGATAGCAAAAATGCTTCAAGACAAAACAGAAGCTCAACAACGTGCATTGGCCTTTACTCAGGCAACAACGGCAGCACAAGATGGAGGTAGTGGTGACACTCAAAGTCAAACGGATCAAGAGATCGGCGCTTGAAGATCTCGGTGATGGATTCGACATCCTCACAGCGGAAGAAACAGTAGAAGCAGGGTTTACTCTTGCTGATGACGAAGTCATTGTAGTCGAGAAGCCCGAACCAGTGGAGCCTCCTGAAGGCGAAGCCGTTGACGTTACAGAACTGAAGGCGGCTTTGCATAAAGCAAACCAGGAGTCTGCAACCCGTCGCATTGCCTTGCGTGAGAACAAAGACAAGATCTCTGCGTTAGAATCCGAAAACGCAACACTGAAGTCGAACGAACAGGCACATAAGACGAAGGAAAAGAAGGATAAGGCCGCCGACCTCTTCAAAGCGCTTGTGACAGAGAAGAAGGTGGCGTTTATCACGGATGCTGCAGGCATCGATGCTCAAGAAGAAATTTTCGCGTCTGTTGATTGGACGCATGAGGTGACTAAAGAGATTTTGGCTCCTCTATTCGACGCACACACCCAGAAGAAGCCATACATCCTAAAGACTGCCGCGTTAGGCAGGACGGATGGAGGCACGCAAGGTTCTGGTAACACTGAAGGACTCGTCGATATAGATCTTGAAGAAGTTGCCCGCACATTTAATTTACCCGCGCCCAAAAAAGAAGGAGCTACATAAATTATGGCAACGTTGACGTTCACACCGCAGAAGGTGCGTTTGGCTAATACCCACAACGCACTTTCTCGCACACGTCCATTAGGCGGCACAGCCGGAGTCGGTGAAGCTGCTACGATGGACGCCCTAGGTAACTGGATCGTGCAAGCAGGGTCCGGTCGTACCTACGGAATTATCCTCGGCATTACTGACGGAAGACTCGAAGGTAATGTCGGCGACGATGCTGAAGTATTGATGGAAGGCATTGTTGCCGGTTACGATGTGGAACCAGGTGCTTTAGTGTCAGATGCTGGTGACGGGACACTGGAAGACTCTGGCGGCGGGCAGAACATTGGAGTAGGTTTGAACGACAGTCTGCTCTATATTCGGCCCGACTTACAATAGGCGAGGTGTATCATGCCTTTCGGTATCAATGATCTCAAAAACGTGATACGCATTCCCGTAAATTGGGACCTCGCGTATATGCGTCAGTTCCAGACCGCCAATGGCGAGACCTGGGACCGTGTTGTGGCCCGTTTAGGTGCTGCGTTATCGTTGTTCAACGCTTCGTTGACGCAGGGTCCGTGGGCCGACTATTTCCGAGTAACAACGGATACGGGAATAGAGTACGCTATTGGTTCTGGTAGTGGTGAGCTGCCTCCGATGCCTGAGCATAACCGCCCAGACTTGTTCGCTGGCGATTCGTCCGGACACATGATTCCTATGCGCGACTACGGTGGTGGTCTTGGTTGGACCTCACTGGCTCTTCGTCGTGCAACTTCTGGGAAGCTTGATCTGTCCATCCAGACTCTCATCGACCGTAGTCGCACTACGTGGGACAAACGAATGTTCGAACGTCTGTTCAAGTCGAACGTCGTCCGCGTGGGTGCTAGCGGTCTCTCAATGCCTTTTGCTGACGGCGGTGTTGCTGATCCTGACTACGTTCCAGCAAGTTGGGGTGGAGTTGATTTCACCTCAAGCCATAACCACTACTTCCGCTTTGCCGACTCCTCAGCAGGCAGGACAGCAGCGTTGAAGGCAATGGTCGACACTCTTCGTGAGCACGGCCTGACTTCACCCTACATTCTGACCATTCCGGAGACAGACACTGAAGCGTGGGCTGCGCAGACCGAGTTCACACCCCCTGCGAATGCAATTCTGACTACGCAAGGCCTCGAACGACGTGCAGTGAATGTGAATACTGACCTTTACACTGGTGTGTTCGAGACAGATCGTGGATGGGGTTTGATTATGCCCACACCCCGACTGCCTACTAAGTATGCTGGGATGTTCAAGCCGTTCGGTTTCAACAACGTCAACAACCCTCTAGTTGTACGTCATGAAGATGGCTTCCCTCTCGGTCTTACAATCGAGGGTCAGGTCATCATCTACCCGCTGCAAGAGGCCACAGCCATGTTCACGTTCGGCATTGGGGTCAATCAACGCCTGAACGGGTCTTTGACATTCTTCAATGCTTCGGGTGACTACGTAGATCCGGTAATTTCGTAGCCATGACATTCACATACGACCCCACTCTGTCGACAAACATCTCCTGGATACGTCTCCAAATTGGTGACTCCCAGGAGCATATAGGTGCTCGTCCGGGAGACAATAATTTTTCGGATGAGGAGATCACTGCAATACTGACTGGCGTAAGTAATGATGAAACCGCTACTATTGCCAACCTATTCCGTATTCTGTCGACAGAGTGGACTAAGCTTGCAGTGTCCTATACTATGGGCCCGCGTAAAGAAGATCTCTTCCGCATAGCCGAAGGATACGCGAAGTTAGCGGATCAGTGGAGCGACCTTGCAGGTATAGCATACATTTCCTTCTCCAGCGGAATGAAGAGGGCCGGCAGCAATGCTAACTCCGGCACTACTTAGGTCCATAAGACTCACCGCAGAGATGAGGTCACAACCAGTCACCGCAGGCGGAGTGCGTACAGCCCCTGTGCACTTGTTTGACTTGTTAGTGGCTCCCATCGACGCAGTTACTCCTGAGGTGTTGATTGGCTTTGCCCTACAGACGCCCTTTCAAGCTAAGCAAACATTTGCGTATACGAAAGACGCGATACAAGTAGGCATGCACCTATTTTTCAACGATACTCAGTACCCTGTCAAGGGAGTTGCTGCATATCCTGAAGACGATGGATATACTTTATACCACCTGATACTGGAGAACATAGTACAACAATGAGCACAGACCGAGCGACAGTCCGTAAACAGTTTGCAAAGCTGTTGCAAGACAACCTAGTAGGAACTGGGTTGCCTATGCAAGCTGTATACGACTATCAAGTAGGTGATTTTGAAGGAAAGTCTCCAGTACTGGTTGTGACAGGCTCAGGCACCAAAAGAGGCTCGACAGTAGTTTATGAACCTTCTATATTCTATTTGGATGTTCATTCGTTCGTACTTTACTCTGCTGAGCCTGTAACTGCCACTAACGACCCTGCTGCTGGCTCTGATGTGGTTATCAACCTCGTAGACACTCCCATCTTTGCTGTCGGGAATGTTGTTACGATTGAAGATGACTCGTACAGGGAGACTGCAGAAGTAACAGCCTCTGTATCTGGAGTCAGCATAACAGTTGGTACGTTAGCTCACAGTTATACCAAACCTAAGGTGTACATATGGACCGAGTCGCAGTCAGAAGACCTAATCGACTTGACCGAGAAAATAGTACATGACACAGCAGTCCAAGCCAACGAGGAAGATGTGTGGCTTGAAGTCGAAGAAGGCGACAGGAGTATTGTAGACGTAGTTGAGGTTGGTGGAAGCCCTTACAGACACGAGACCATTGAAGTGGTTATAACGACAGGAGATACCTAATGCCCACTGTTGGTATACATGTAAAGGGCGACTCCAAGCTAGTACGCAAAGGTCTGGAGGACTTAGGCGCAGCCATTCCCAAAGTGGGTGCGTACCAAATATACCGCACGTTACAAAAAGCCAAAGTACGATTGAAGAAGCCAGGCAAAAAAGTCGTTTACCCTATCAACTGGGATAACCCCAGGCAGAAGATAAAGGTAATCATTATGCTGAAGAAGGACAACAACCTCCCTTATCGAAGACAAGGTGACTACCAACAAGGCTTCAAGATAATCAAGGCTCCAAACGGATATGACCTAGTGAACGACTTGGAGAAAGCGTCATTCATCGGAGGTGACGCTGAAGGCCAAGGACAGTCAAAGATATTTAGAGGACGTTACCCCATTGTAAGACAAGTAATTGATGAGGAGTTTGCAAAGCTTCCTTCAGCAGTGGTAGAGCATCTAATTCGAACAGCTAAGGACAAAGGACTAAATGCTGCCTCCAGATGATGACATCAGATTGGCAATACTGAATACGACTCCAATATGTGAATGGAGCTATCCTAGGATCCTTGTGGGCATACCTTTGGAGAGGTCGATAAGCTATGCTGATAAAGTGTTCTTTCAGTTTATGAGCATAGCCCAGCAAGGACCTGCGTTCGTTCCTGAACACTATGGTCGCATTGATCTTGTCCGAAACATGTTCGTAAAAGAACTGTTACTTAGCCGATACACTCATTTACTCATGCTGGACATCGACCACGTACACCCTCGTGACATCATACAGAGACTTGCTAGATGGGTTATTCTTGACCCCGGTATAAAAGTCGTAAGCGGCCTGAACTTCCGAAGAGGAAAGCCCTTCGACCCAGTGTGCGGCGATTACAACGGAAGCAAGCACAGGCAGACAATGACCAGCTGGGAAGAGGGATTGGTGCGCAAGGACGAGACAGGAGCCGCCTCACTGTTGGTACATCGAAGTGTATTCGAGGAGATGGAACCTCCATGGTTCTTCAACATCTACGATGAGGTGTGGGAGAACAGTTACCCGGGAGAGGACATCGGGTTCAGCAGGAAGTGCGCAGAACTCAATATTTCGATGTACGTTGATACTACAACGTCTTCGCCTCACTGCATCGAAAGTACAGTAACTGAAGAGACGTATCGAAGATACGTACAAACACATCCATGGGAGTTCGAGAATGAAGTTTCACCATCTGTATAACTCTCGCGCGGGCGAAACCTGTGTTATCATAGGCAACGGACCTAGTCTAAGAGACGTGCCCGACTCTTGGCTAGATCTGTATCCTACATTCGGTGCAAATAGGATCTACCTAAAATACCCCAAACCAACATACTATGTAGCTGTGAACCCGTTAGTCATCGAACAGTGCAAGGGTGAGATTACCTTTGTAGTACAATCCGACAAGAAGTTCATTCGAGAGAACACCGGCTTCGACATGGAGTATGAACTACACTCTGTGAACGTACCTATGTTTTCCTACAACCCTTGTGACTGGCTATACGAAGGGTACACAGTAACATTCGCTTCATTAGTTCTCGCTTTCTTCATGGGCTTCGATACAGCTTTGTTAGTGGGCGTAGATCACAGATTCAAATATGATGTAGAGCCTAACGAAGAGACGACACTCACGGGAGAAGACCCAAACCACTTTGACCCGTCCTATTTCAAAGGTATGAGATGGAACGCACCCGACCTTGAACAGTCAGAGTGGGCCTACAAGTTAGCTAAAGAAGCCTACGAGAATAATGGACGGCAGATAATCAACCTCACACCCAATAGTGCGCTGGACGTATTCCATAAGGCGGAGCCAGAATGGGTACCGTAACAGCGATAGTCTCTGCATACCATGCAATAAAGTACCTGGAAGGTCGGATTGACAATCTGCTGTCACAGAATCCCATACCGCAAGTAGTAGTAGTTGCGCAGGCTGGAAGTATGGAGTGTAGCATAGCTGGGGATTGGCCTGTCACACTATTACAGACTGCAGGCATACCGACCATCTACCAAGCGTGGAACGAAGCAATCAAAGAAGCTAGGAATGACTACATAGTAGTTGCCAACTCAGACGACAGGTTCTATCCGGGTGCTTTAGAAGTGTTAGCGGATGACCTTGATGCCAACCCCCACTTCGCCCTGTGCTATGCCGATTGCGACGTAGTCCATTCAATTGGTGGTGACCCCGTAAATAGGTATCAATGGGCTGAAGGAGGCTTTGAAGAACTTTTGGAAGTGTGCTTCGTGGGTCCGATGCCGATGTGGCGTAGGAGCTTACACTACACATACGGATACTTCGACGAAGCAATGAAATCGGCAGGTGACTATGAGTTCTGGTTACGGATAACGAAACAAGGCGAGCGATTGCATCATATCAAGCGTTCAGTGGGTGCGTATCTTGCCAGACGAGATAGTGCGGAGCGACGAGAGCCTCTCAGAACAATCTGGGAGACCGCAAGAGCTCGAAGCCGTTACGCAATAGCATTATAAGGAGAGCATAATGACAACAAACAAGAAACAGTTAGCGGTAGGCTTGAAGCGTGCAGTCCTATTTCAACTGGATGCGAACGGCTACCCTCTTGCTGTTGGGACACAGGCGTATGAAGGTGTTGAAATCATCGGACCTAAAGCGTATACGCTGACGGTACCAGAGTCACGCAAGATTTCGCACATTGGTAATGACCGCGTCCTTGCAATCGATTACTTGCCCCCAACAGAAGGTGTGTCAGGTGAGTTGAGGGTAGGTTCCAACGATATCGAGGCTAAGGCACTCGTGTCGGCAGTAAGTGTATTCCCTATTGGAGATGGCGACGCAATGCCATGGGGTACAGACCAACAAGGCTTTGAAGAGGACGTGGCTTTGCTCCTGTTCCAGCAGTCTCTCGACGCTATCACCAAGTCTCGACGCTGGAAGTACTACTTGATGCCTAAGGCTCGTGTGGTCCCTTCTCCTGCAAGCATGGATGAGAATGCAGCAGAAGACCGCTACACAGTTGCACCTAACCCGACAGCATTCCATTTGTGGGGTACTGCGTTGGATGTTGGAACAGAAGGCGTAACTGAAATGGCGTTTGCAGAAGGGATGGCTGTTGCTCGTCCTAACATCGTAGCGTTCAAAGCGGATGGGTCGACGTCATCCTTCTTGCTGCCGGTAGGCAAGCCAGCCAAAAGTGTGTCGAGCATTGTAGTCTGGGTCAACGGTGTTCTGCAGACCGGAACTGAGTTGGGTACTGTAACAACAACTGAGATTCCGTTTGATGTGTTGCCTGATGCGGACGACATTGTTGTGGTGTATTACGAATATTAGTCTTTAGGAAGGCGTGATGCCATGCCGTACGAATTACAAAGTGAAGAAGTAATAGTTTGTGAAGAGACGTTGACCGTCTCACAAGCCAGCAACATAATGGAGCTCGATCGCTCCGAGTTAGTCACAGCTGCATCTGAGAACGTGTCAGATATGCCGCCAGAGGGGGCAAGAGAGAGATATGAACAGTATGTTCGAACTCTCTTGTACCCTTCTCTGGCGGCATGTACCTCAGGCAGCATGCCTACTGTGGATGAGTTCCTATATACAACACCATCTGTTGAAACAAAGAGATGGGTTCAGAAAGCAAAAAAGCTAAACCCTAGATGGTTTACATTTGTCTCTGACGACGGCGTAGAGGAAGACATCGAAAAAAAAGAGCTATCGCTGACGGACTCTACGCCCGTCTAGCGGAGTTGGTGAATTTAGGAGACAGTGACTCAGGCCTGCCCGATACAGTAGACTTGAGTCAGGAAGTCATAAATAGATATTATCCTTTGTGGCTTTGGTGGTGGGCAACAGACAGGAAATTCCTACCTTCACAACTTATGGCCGAGCCCTATGAACCCTTCTCAGTCATTCTAGAACTAGACAGCTATTACTACAGAGTAAGCGAGCAACTAAAGAAGGAGCCTGCTGAAGATGGCGAATGACAAAGGCAGAATCAAGATAGGGATTGAGCTCGACGAGAGGGAGGCGAAAGAAGTCCGCGACGGGCTTTCTTCTGTTGCCAACGCATCAAAGAGGTTGGAGAGCGGAGCAGGCAAGAGTAGAATTCCTGCGGAGTTACAGCAAGTCCAGAAGATGGTTGAGTCTGTCGACAAGGCATACCAACATCTTGGGGAGCAGGTAAAAAAGGCGACCACCCCCGAAGACTTCAATTCTATCAAACGGCAACTCAAGGATGTAAAAGACGAAGTCAACTTCACGACCCGCTCTTTCTCCTTGCAGGGAAGGGCTTTGAGGGCGGAAGCTGCAGCAATCACCGACGACTTTGCTAAAGCGAGAGTCGCGTATCTAAAGAACATTTCTGGCCAGTTGGGCCAGTTTTCCGGTCTAGCATTGGGGGCAGGGGTGGGTATAGTTGGTGGGATCTTCGCTGCGGCTAGCAAGCACGTCAAGGACGCAAAGGCAGCGACCGCAGCAGACAGGGAGTGGCAGCAAGCACAGGATGACCTTGCTCATTCCGGCCAACAAGTCAGTGAGGTGTTTGTAAAGGAAGCCTTACCTCTTTTGAAGGAAGCAGCTACCCTTGCAGGTAAGGCGGCAGGGTTCGTGCAAGAACATCCTGACATCGTCCGAGCAGCACTGAACACAGGTATTGTTCTGGCATCTCTCGGAGCTGTTGGGCTTGCAGTATCAAAGGGGATAAAGATCTATGCAGACATACAGGCCATTGCACTAGGCACACAACAACTCGCAGCAGCCAAACTACAAGACATAGCCGCCGACAAACAGCTTGCAGCAGCTCAGCTCAGGGCAGCAGGAGCTGAGGTTAGTTTGCCTTCATCAACACCTCTTATAACAAAAACTGCCGCAGGTGGTGGCATTGCTTCATTGCTCGTTGATGCGACTGTTGCATTGGCTGCCTTTACTGGAGGGTTACTAGTGGGGGACAAAATCTTTGATCGCCTACAGCAGCACGACCAGAAGTTTGCTGACTACATTACTACGTTCAAGCAGGCTCTCGCGCTTGATGCAAAGGGGCTAGGAGACATCTTTGCAGGTAAGCAACTAAAGATATTAGGGCAGCCAGTAGGACAGCCCATTGACCCGAAGCTGGGAGAGAAGTGGTTTGACAAGGTAAGAGATGCACTGTTCGAAGTCAAGAAGGCAAGTGATGAGGCAGGGGCAAGTTTGTCTGTTGTGAACTCCAAGAACTTCGATCAGATACTCAAGGCGTACTCTGACTACAAGACAGCTGATCTTGAGTTGGTCAGACAGCATTATGCTGACAGGCAGAAAATTGTTGCGGGGGCTCTCAAAGACGAACTCGCTGCTAACGAGAAGTATGCAAGCGACGTGAAGAGCGCCCAGAGGCAAGAATCAAAGGATCTTGCCGCAGCTGCTAGCGCCTACAACAAAGCAGACCAGCAGTCCGACAAGAAGTATGCAGAAGACCGTAGGAAAATTCTTGAAGACGCCAATACGGATGTCTTGAAGATTGAAGAAGACCTCCAAGAGAAGTTGCGCACACTCCGTCTCGAGTACAATGAGCGTGAGGTTGATTCCTTGGCTGCTCGCGATGCTGTTAGCCTCATCAAGAACAGGCAGAAGTACCTAAAGGACCAGTTCGAAGCACAACGAACTGCTAACAAGGAGATTGCTGATCGCAGGGCAGACATAGGTAAACGCCTTGCTGATCTGCAGCAGAGTTACGAGGAAGAGAAAGCACAGCGCCTTGCTGACTACAAAGAGCGCGTAGCGGAGATACAGGCTAATGCTAAGGAACAGCTTGACAACCTACGTGAGAAGCACAACGAAGAAATCAAGGAAATTAGGCGTGCTCGTGATGAGCGCCTGAAAGAGTTAGATGTACAGCTCAAGGCTGAGCGAGAGAGAAGGCGCACCGCGTTGATTGCACAAATCACAGAGCTTGATGCGTACTTGCTTGGTACTAAGAAACTGACAGAGCAGCGCCATGCTGAAATGATTACAGAGCTCGATGCTTGGCTAACTGCAATGAGGACGAAGTTCCAAAATCTTCCAGTCCCAGCAACTGCGAGCAATGCTTTTGGTGGATATGCAGGTTACGGCTTACACATGCTGGGAGATTCTCCTTCGGGGGGCAAGGGGCCGGAAGAATTTGTTATGACAGGGTCTACAGTCAAAACGGCCGAAAGGCTTGTGGGACGACGACTGTCACAACAGGCCATACTTGCTAAGATGATGGCAGGAGGTAGTGGTGGACAAACCATCACGCTGAATGACCATCGTTACTTCAATAGTAGAATCTCTGCTCAAGACAGACGAGAGATTCGAGAAGAGACTCAACAAATGATAATTGATTTGGTGGCGCGATGATATACGAATACAAAATGGGTACTTCACAAGCGAGCCTATCGCTTCTATCTGATTTGGGCATTCCTGCCCCTCATCACAATTTTGTCCCGAGCTCGTCTGAACGTGTTTTAGGGAATGGTGCCACTCGTGCGGTGGGGTGGCCAGAAGATGAGTGGTATTGGGGTTTTCTTTCAGGCTCGCAAAGAGCAACACTGAGGATCTACGTTCCGGAGAGAGGCGCCCACATCTTTATTCGTGACTTGCTTGACGACGGCCTCACTTGGCAGGACTTCGAAGTAGAGGCTGAGTGGATGAAGCAAGAAGACAGGGCTACTGGTCGCCGTCTTGGCTTCTCCCTCAAATTCAAAGCAATGGAATATCTCTCTGAACTGCCATGACATACTCAACTGTAAGAGCAACAACCTCCCCTGAGTTAGCATACATAAGGCGCGCAGGGCAATGGAGCAGGTTATTCATGGCCTTCCTCAAACCCCCTGTGATATACTCAGCACGCCTGGCGTCTCTGCCTTCGTCGTTCGATAGGGTGATTCAGATAGCCTTCACAAGCGGTTCTGGTACGCTCGCTAACGTCTATCCAGGTATGTCTCTTTACGTCGGGTCTACTGCGGGGGCGTATGACCTTGGGGTTGCAAGGATACGTAAGGACTCAATTGCAGGCACGTTCTACATTGGTGAAGAGAGTGACATAACCTGGCAAGCCAGCTGTTACTTGACTGTAGTAGCTGAGTTCGATATTTGGGCTAAACACATTGTTACGGTTAGTGACACGCTGTTTTATATGGACTGTGACATTGCCTATACGAACCAGAACTCCGTCTTTGATCCCATACCCATTATGGGTGGTCATAGAGTCTTGAAGCTCACAGGCTCCAGCATCAACACAGTTTTCAATTTCAGTAATAGCTATGTGATTGACTCAACTATATCAAGTTACTCCTGCTCTTGTCCAACGGCGTCCGGCAGCAGTGGTATGTCTACGTCGACGCCTACAATAACATTCAACACAGCAGGATGGCACCCAGTCTACCTAACAGTTACTGCAGCTAACGGCAAGAGCTTCAGAGGAGTTCGCTACGTTTATGTTTACTCAAAAACCTCTATGCCATCTACCGTTTTCCAACTCGGGAATTGTGTTGTGGACTACGAAGTTGGAGGATGGTCGTTCGATGCCACAATGCAGTGGGATATCAACCTCGCTGACGTACCCGAACGTGCCCTGTGCATTCTATTTGCTGAAGATTTCTATGGAGACACAAACATATCAATCGGGCAGTTGGCCGGATGTGAAAACATTATATGCGTTGGGAAGATCGCCGAAGAGCAAATCACTATTGACCCTGAAGTAAGTGAAGTTACGATACGAGTCCAGGGCATGCACTATTGGATGCAGAAAGTGTTCGCATTCCCAACAGGAGTAATTCAAACAACCGCCACTCCAATCAATTGGGCTGAGATGATGGCTCCTACTGTTGACAAAGTAGCGTTCCGTCTTTTACATTGGGGTTCTACAGTAACTCAAGTTATGGATGTGTACTTGACTGGATACCTACGTCTTGCGAGTGAGCTTATTTCGCCTGCTTCCAATCTATGGGCTCAGCTGCAGGAACTAGCCTTTGCTACGATTATGGCTCGCCCAGGAGTTGACAGGTTTGGTAGGATGTTCATCGAAGTAGAACCACAAATAGTCCCCGTTGCAAACAGGACTTGGGCTACGGTCATGACCATCACGAAAGAAGACTGGACAGGAGCAATCAACGTAGCACGTAATGTGGTCTCTGAAACTGGCATGATCGATTTATCTGGTGTTGTTGTAAACAGTGACGCTAGCGGTAATGCATTCTTCTCACTTTCCCCTGGGCACGTCTTCAAGCACTACGGCGTTCCAGAAATCGTTGACAGAACCCTACTCTCGAACCAGTCTCTCTCTAATCAACAAGCCGGCATGTTGTTGGGTTGGAGGAACAATCCGTATCCGTCTACTGAGGGGAAGCTAGCTGAAAACAATCGTATGATTGATTGCTTCCCCAGACAGCGTGTTGCCTGGACTGTGAATACTGTGGATTCACCAAGAGGATTCAGCCTCAGTGGATACTTCATACCACGTAGAGTAGAGCTAACATGGGATATATCGTGTGGTCTCCTAGAGACTTCTCTAAGCCTTGAACTCGAGAGCGTCGAACAGATTTCGTCCAACGGAGACGTTCCCGGTAGTGGTGATGTTAGTACTCCACCCCCTGCACCAGACTTTCCTCCACTCTCGGATTTCGGAATATTGCTACCTATTGATACGGTATTTAGCCCAGAGGGGTTAGCAAAGATTATTGGGCATGATACAGCAGCGGGTGTATTCTATTCTTTAGACTTCAATGCAGATAGTCCAACATATTTGTCTATGAATTCAGGCCTGGGTGTGGGTCAAGGCCCTCAAGTAAACTGGGTGGGAGTATGCCCCAATGGGGCAGTGTACGTATCATTGATACGACTGCAAGACCCCGACCCTGGCTCATTTATTGCACGTGCTCCAGCACTTGGGCAACCCTTTACAGTATTCCTCGGACCCCCCAGTACAACTACAGAGAGCATCCGAGCTATTGCAATCAACCCAACTGTTCCAGAACAAATTGGATTTGTCACGGGTGAAAGAGATGCACCAACATGGACATTCCATGTTGGGAATTATGCTTCATACAATAATGGAGCGAACTTAGTATTTGTCAATGGTCTTAAGGCTATTTCATTCGGCAATAACGCTTGGCTTGCAACAAGGAATGATGTCTTCATCAAAGTCAATGCGGCGGGAACCTCTGTTATTTCTTCTGGGTCTTTGGTGGGTGCAACTCCAAACCATATGCGAGCAGGCACAGCCACAGGAGATGTATTTTGTGCCGGGAGTAGCACTGACCACTATGTGAAAATTACCAACAATGGGGCATCCATAACCACTTTGAATACTGGCAACGGAATAGTCATTGTTCAGACCTCTTCTGGTATTGATTACTGGGTAGCAGACTGCGACTCAACAGGCAGGTACCAAATGATGCACGGGTTAGGAACCGTCAAGGCCAAGTCTAGTGACTTCGGTGTAACCATCGCCACAATACCAGCTTTGCCGACTGCTTTCCAATGGGCGTTTGCCTATGCTGGGATGATGGGAAGTCTGCCTTCATTCATTGCGGCAGGTGCAGTAATTCGTTATACTCCTGACTTTGGTATCACCTGGGCTGAGAAAACCACACCAAGTCTGACATCTCTCAATCCTTTCCCTAATATCAACATAATTCGCGCAGTAGGATTAGGCATCTATGGCAATCCGTAAGTCCATCTTACAGGCAAGCCAGGAACTACAGAAGAAGATTGACCGAGCTGGTCAGTACTACTTTGACCGTCAACCTGCCACTTTAGGGAATTATAGTAGGGTAGTTGCAGTCCCTAACACAGAGAGTATGGTCTACGTACGGCTGGAAAACGGTCAAGTCGTTGAAGTATTCAATAACGTTGCTCCGAACATTCCTGACTGGAAGGTGTACGTAGGCAAAGACAAATCGCAGCCATTCTTATTTAGGGTATTGGAAGTTCGATGGGTTTATAACGTCGTGCAGACGATTGCGTACGTACTTTTCCATCACAAGCAACATGAATACCCCAATCCCGACACAGTGTGGATACAGCGTGACCAGTTCATGCCGTTGTTGGTTCTTCCTGCTGGAGGCTTTACTGTTAGACTGTTTGGGGACATGGTTCCTACATTCCCAAACCCCATTCACGTGCCTAATGAAGCAATATTGGACTTGAGCACATATATAAACAGTACCGGTGCAAATTATGTATTGATGGAAATAGATATGGCGGGGGTAATCAACTATATAGTAGGTGACGATTATGGTGACATCGCAACACTGCGTCTAACTGCTCCATTTCCCCCACTCACCGAAGGTAACATACCAGTTGCAACAATAGAGTTCTTTGCCGGACAAACTGCGATTAGGAGAGACAGCACAGAGCGTAACATCATTGATATGAGGTCATTTACCTCATCAATCCCCATAACCACTGGAACAGCCATCAACACTTCTGATGCAGACACCCCTAATGATGCTGACCTGTTTGGGTTCTGGGATGTTGTGGATTTGGCATTGAAGAATATCACATGGGGAGGTATTCTTACTATTCTGGATACACTTTATTCAGCGTTAGGTCATACCCATACATCTACTCATGCTTATCTTGTAATGGTTCCAGGAGTGACCTCACCTCCCGTTCCTGTTGAAACCCCAGATGGATCTGACTGGGTTTACTACATTGCTTAGGAGAAAATTATGGCAGGCGAATCTCAATTCCAAAATATCAAGACCCCTTATCTGACAGTGGCAGAACAAGCCAGTGAGCCAGACACACCAGATGCAGGACATCAAAGGCTATTCATTGATGATGCAGACCACCACCTGAAGCGCATCGATGAAAGTGATGTCGTTGTTGACATTGAAGGTGAGGCTGGCTTTACTCCATCTCACTTTGTTCTCCCAACTCTTGCCCCTGATAGCAACACCAGTTTTGCAGGACTGAGTGAAGTGGATGCAGCAGGTCTTGTGAGATGGTCATCAGGAACAGTGAATAATAAATTGGTTTGGAATATCAATCTACCTGCCGGAACATATAGTGTTTTCATGGTGCACAGCAAGGCTAACAATCGAGGCAAATACCATTTTATTTTTGATGGCAGCGATTTGGGGAATATTGATGGGTATGATGCAAGCGGTTCAGGTGTTTTTACTTATTCATCTTTGACGGGACTTACTGTGGCGGGTGGCTCTCCTGTTGTGGTTGAAATGAAAATGAGCGATAAGAACGCTTCTTCTTCTGGTTATTACGGGGTTGTGTATCAGCTAGTTCTTGTAAGGACTGGGGCATAAATGACAACTCATCCATATACTCGTTTATTCCCAAGTATGTCTACCGCCCCAAGTGTCACAGATGACAGTAACGCTGGCTATGAAGTTGGTGATGTTTGGATCGATGGTGTTGGCGGGGTTGCTTATCAGGCAGTAGATGTTACTCCGGGCGCAGCGGTGTGGACATCCGGAGTTGGAGCAGTAGATAGTGTCAATGGACATACAGGCGTGGTGGTGCTAGACCCCGATGACCTGGATGATTCGGCCACCATCAATAAATTTATCACCGATGCTGAATTGATAAAGCTGGCAGGCATTGAAGCAGGTGCTGAGGTAAACGACCCTCCTTATAATCTGCTGGCCGAGATTAGCGCCCTGACAGATGTAACTGCCCAGCTTGCTGACAGACTCTTGATTATTCAGGATAGCTCAGGGACACTGAAAACTTTCCTCTTCGATGAAATTGTGGGTTTGATTGACTCAGGCATCGCCAGTGCGAGCGCATTGATAATCCACGATAGTGCTTATGATGCAAGTGGTAACCTCAATTATCCTTCTGCAACTAGAGGCTGGACATACTATGTCAGTGTAGCTGGAAAGGTTGGCGGTTCTTCTGGAAGGAATGTATATGTTGGAGATGTGTTCTTTGCCATTCAATCTAATTCAGGTGGAAGTGAAGCTGCTGTAGGTAGTGCTTGGGCTACAGTGTTGGGAGCCGCGCATCTTGCCGCGCTTGCAATGCCTCTTAGTTATTTAGATACGGATGGGGCACTGGCCGCGAATAGCGATGTCAAGATAGCCAGTCAGAAGGCAACCAAGACTTATGTGGACAATGCAGTTACAGGCTTGTTTGATTTCAAGGGTACAACGGATTGTTCGGCGAATCCCAATTATCCATCGGCTCTAAAGAGTGATGCTTACGTTGTTTCGGTGGCCGGCAAGATAGGTGGCGCAAGTGGGAAATCTGTAGGCGTTGGTGACTGGTATGTAGCTACAGCCGACAATGCTGGGGGCACAGAGGCTAGCGTTGGGACAAGCTGGACCGTCTTTGAGAACAACATCAGGACTACCGATGATGTGATTGAAGGTGCAACGAATAAATATATCACTGCTGCAAATTTGTGGGCGGTCGCCACTGGTCTAACTGCCACAACTCCAGTCGATGGTGACTATTTCTTCTACATCAGGACCGCTTCTGGTGACTTGAGAAAAGTTACCATGAGCAGCTTCAGGGACAGCTATCTGCGAACTAACCTGGATACAATTTATGCTCTCACTGCGAAGGGAGTAACCAATGGTGACAGTCACGACCATAACGGAGGAGATGGTGCTCAAATTAGTTTCTTGAATTTATCCAATTCATTCAACGATGGTGAAGGCAACCCCGCAGACGTTGGAACCGCAGCCGACGGAACGAGCAACTATGGCGCTCGTCGCGACCATGTACACGCCACAGCCAATGGCAGCGCGGTGCTCGGTGCAGACTACCAAATCACAGCATCTGATGGAACCTATGCAGATACGGGCTTATCCATCACCCTGCCGAGCGCAGGGACATACCTAATCACGGGCACAGTTCGAGGTGCAATTCAGGGCACAACTGCAAATGCCTTCATCGTGGCAAAACTCTACAATTCCACGGACAGCGCCGACATATCCAACTCAGAGACCCTGGTAATTTTCCAGGCAACCGCAAATACCCTCGCGCAAAACAGCGTGGCAATGACAGCCTTGGTTACAGTCGCGGCCAGCAAGACAATTAAGTTATACGCATTCCGTTCAGGCGGAGGGACATATGCCTTTTCGCACATTTCGAGTAATTCCAACGGGCGAACTCGCTTGCAATATGAAAAGATAGGATGATATGGCTTTTGGTTGGCTAGCCGCTGCGGGAAAAACATTTCAATAAACATCATCCGCATCGGTGGTGATGCAGCAGATTCCAATACAGGCTCAGTCAGCATTTGGGCTTGCTGGCTTGATACCGCAGAAATGTAAAGGATGAATACTATTATTTATGAAACCAATCTGGAGAACTTTATTAGTGGAAGACAATGAACACGATGCCTTCTTGATTATAGATGCTCTCATAAGAAGTGACGGAGTGGAGCACGATGTTACCCAAGTGAACGACATGGAAGGGCTTGTGACTGCATTCGAGAACAAGTACTTCGACCTTATCATCTCCGACTACCACATGCCTAAGTTGAAGTTCACCGACGTAATCAAGGCAATTGACTACTACGGAATCAAGGAAATACCTTTGATGATAGTGTCAGGAACGATTACGCAGGCTGATGCATCCGACATGCTTGGTCTCAAAACAGCTTACATGTATATAAGTAAGAACGAGTTGTGGTTACTCGGTCCATATGTCAAGCAGGTTATGAAGACTGAGGAGAATCAGTTTCAAATCATCCAAGCGTTCATTTATGCGCTTGAATATCGGGACATCAATACTCGCGAACACAGCGGAAGAGTTGTCGACCTCACTCTCGAACTTGCAGCGAAAGCAGGCGTCAGAGAAAGTCTCTACAGGGACCTTCGAATCAGTGCTCTACTTCACGACATCGGAAAGATAGGAGTGTCAGACCTCATACTCATGAAGAAAGGAATGTTGTTGGATGAAGAGTTCGAGGCCATGAAGTTGCACTGTGAGTTTGGTTACAAGTTGCTGTCATCAATTCCCCAACTCAAGAAGTATTCTACCATTGCCTATTGTCACCACGAACGGTGGAATGGTACAGGATATCCAAGAGGCCTAATGGGGACAGACATCCCCATCTTCGCTAGAGTATTTTCGGTGATAGATGTATACGATGCTTTGGTGAGTGACCGGCCCTACAGAGTAGGATGGCCTGTGCAGAAGGCTATAGACTACATAAAAGGAGAGAAAGGGCATTCCTTTGACCCTGACATAGTCGATGCCTTTATCAGTATGATGAAAGAGCGAGATGAACACTAACGTACCTATAACCATGTTGCAGTTCATCTTCGGGGTTGTCATAGCAATCATACCGCAAATCTTCCTGCTCATAAAAGCATTCAGGGACAACAAACTGCAGAAAGAGATTGAGAATCTAAAAGCGCAACTGCAAAAACCTCTTACAGACGCGCAGGCCCAAAGTGCCATGGGAGATGCTTTAGAAAAGCTCGGTGCTGCTTACGACAGAGCGCAAGAGACCATCAAATCACAGGACAGCGAGCTTGCAGGTCTTCGTCCATTGGTGTTCGACGTTGCTGTAGCAAAGCAAGAAGCAACCCAATGCGAACTAAACAAGGAAGACTGGAAGGCACACGCGGGCAGACTTGAAACACAGCTCATTGAACACAGAATTGTGCCTGTGCCTTTCGTAAGGCTGTCTGCTGAGGACAGCGAGAAGATGAAGGCCATCACTAGAGAACAAGTAGCCAAATACATCCCGGAGAAGAACAAATGATAGAACCCAAATGTGTTGTACTTGTAATAGCTCCAGCAGGTCTTTGGATTTTAGACACTCCTAGACCTGAATCGAAAGGGGCAAATAGGCGGAGAGTAGTTCCCGTAGGGACTCCTCTGCCTTCATATGGTGTCTTTGAGTTCGATGGAGTTCCTTACGCGTGGTTGGTACCTCAAAATGCCAATAAGCATGAATGGTGCCGCATGGGTGAGGTAGATAGAAAGGAGTTGTACGCCAAGGCAATTCCAAACGGGTCGTCGACGGACGACAAGGTGGCAGACGCCATCAATAATCTAGCAGAAGCAATAAGGAGCATGAAATGAAGAACGTAAAGTATTACCTGGGGGCTGCAGGTACGGTGATTGTACTTGCATTCATTCTCATCGGAATCAGTAATGGGGGAGGACAAGGTATATTGCAGACCAGTAGTGCGGTACAGATTCCACAGTCGCTAATCCAGGCGTTCAACGGACTGGTTATTGGTCTAGTGACCAGTTCTTTCGTATGGATCCTGAATAGGATTGGCTTGGACGTTCTGTCACTTGCTGTCCCCTTTGCCCTGAGCATCGCTACCTTTTTGGTTGGCCTTGCGCAGACGTGGATAAACATACAACCGATAAGTAGTGACCCCTACATCCTGACCTTCCTAAACGTACTCGTCGTTGTGCTTGTAGGGACAGGAGGACTAGCCCTCATAGCCCGCGCCCAGAGTCGCCCTACAATACTCTAAAAAAGAAGAGAGGCGAAAGCCTCTCTTTTTATTTCGGAAACGGAATCAGACTCACCAGTACGAACAACGATAAGAACAGTATCAGAAGGGAGAACAACCCAAGAGCAATAGCAATTCTCAATCTGTCCATCTTTTCGACCTTTCCATAAGTAGAACTAAACCTTGGTTATTGACGGGCTCCTCATAACCTTCAAGAAGCTTGCACAGGGCGGTTAGTTGTTTGCGACTTCCACAAAACCAACACCAACCACCTTTCTGTCTGTACACTCGACCGCCGAATATCGTTAGTGACATGCATTCCACACGGTTCTTTGAGAAGTAAAACAAATGGTCGTACTGGTTCTCAGGACCGTGTACGTAATGTCTAGCAAACGCTACAATAAGTTCTAGTGGCCTCTCTGCGAAGTGTTCGGTAGGTCTTGTCATGCTAACACCATTGGTACGTCAGCCCACCTATCTTTCACTTCAGGGTCTGCTTTCCACTTGACTTGGGGTAGATGGTATGAAGCTCGTTCCTCCATCACCTTCTGGGCATATGTGGCTACGTATTCCGCATCTTCTTCAGGTACTTCCAACACCACGCTGTCATGTACGACTAAAAGTAGGTTGAACCCCTCTTCGTCAAGTTGACAACCTGATAACAGAGTCAGATCGCTCGCTGTGCCAGCTACGGGAGCATGAACACATGCTTTCCTTGCATCGTCTTCATTTACTCGGGTGATGATTTCAAAGTGACGACGTCTGCCAAGGGGTGACTGTACATAGCCTTGTTTGTCTAACAAAGCAAACTGGTCCTTACGGAACTGGGCCAACTTAGGCATGACCTTGTTGTAATCCTGCACGAACTTCTTAGCAACAAGGATTGGTAGGCCTGCGTCTAACGCGAAGCTGTATTCACTGCCTCCGTACAGGTAACTGAAGTTGAACATTTTGGTGTTCATACGTTGTTCTTTAGTGTAGCCTTCACCGAACATTGCAATGGCCACTTCGGAATGGAGGTCTCTATTATGTTCGTAAACATCAATCAAGAAAGGCTCGTTAGCCAGGACAGCGGCGACTCTAAGTTCTGCCTGTGAATAGTCCACTACGACTAGCTTCATTCCTGGTCGGGCTACGAAGGCTGCTTTTATCATTGCCCCCCAGAAGCCCTTGTTGTCCTTACTGCCTTCAGCTCTTGGTATCGTTTGCAGCGCAGGCTCCCTCACAGAAATGCGCCCCACCTCAGTACCTTGAACCACAAAGCTTGCATGTACACACCCATTGATGTCCAATGCTTCTAGAATGTTATCCGCATAAGACTGTTTCATCTTTGCTACACGTCGGTACTCAACCAGATAATCTATGAAAGGATGTCTTCCTTTCAGGGGCTCCGTTGCTTCTTTGCTAGTTGACCGCTTTCCCAGCTTCCTGCTTTTGGGTGGTGGAAATTTCAATTGGTCATAGATGACTTCTGCTACTTGCTGTGGAGACTGCAGGTTGAGCGTTGAACGTCCAACAGACTCTCTTGCCAGTAGGGCTATTCTATCCATCTCACCTTCCATGATGCCCTGTACCTTGATGAGATATTCGGTGTCGATCTTGATCCCACGAAGCTCAGCGAACACAAACCTGTTGGACGCTCTCATGTGGATACTCATAAATGGCCATGCCAGCCTATCCTGCTCAATCAAGATTCTTTCGAACCTCTTCTGGAGCTGCAGGGTCATTATAACGTCAATGACTCCGTACTTTGATAACACTTCAAAAGGCACTTTGGAGTACCTGTCATTACGGCTACTTAGATATTGTTTGAGCTCTTCTTCCCAATCCGGTATTCCCCAGATAGAGGACACTACCTCCTTTAGACCATGCTTCGAGTTCTCATCGATTACTGCATGCGCAAGCATTGTATCGAAGTCTAGATGTATGTCTATCCCTATGTGCGACTTCAGGAACACCATGTCGAACTTACCGTTGTGCGCACACGTCTGAACCCTAGCGAAGAACTTGTTCAGTATGTCCTTTGTCTCTGGAGTGTCGTATAACATCTCGTCATCAATAACAACGTTGAGTAAGTTACCATACGCATCTTCCCAAACCAGTTGCAGCATAAGTATTGGGTCAGGCGGAGTGCCATCGAACAGTTCGTACCATCGAAGCTGGTCCGTTTCAATATCAAATGCTACCCAAGCGTCATCAGGACATTGGCTTAGCATCTCCTCCAAGTGTCTTGTGTCTGTTACATGACATACCTCAGGGTCTAGCCATTCGGGGCCTATCTCAGGTACTCCGTTGACCAGCTTGTCCACATCGTTGAACAGCACTGAGCTCTCATCAGGTTTGCGAAGCAGATATGCGGGATGGTAAGTGTGAATTGCTCTACGGTGGTTCCACTCGAAGATAGTACCCATTTTGTACGAATCCATATCGAGAGCCTCTCTTGCTACTTTCCCCAACGCAAGCACAGGGGCTTTCTGATAATCGAGTTCGTGCATCAGTCTCTCCCTGCATGCAGCAATCTCTAGGAAGTGAGGTTCCCTGTTACCAGGAGGTCGGCATGCTACCACGTTGGTCTTGAATACATCGTCAGGAGAGACGCCGGCCTTGTCGAGTGCGTAGTCTAGTAAGCTACCGCTAGGCCCTACAAAGGGCTTACCCTGCTCTACTTCTGTTGCTCCTGGTGCCTCGCCGATAACCACAAGTGAAGCATTCTTAGGTCCTGAAGATGGTACTACAGGGCAGTCATACAGAGAACAGTTCTTGCAGTCAGCGAAAGGCAGTTTAGATTGTGAGTTCATAAGCCACACTCTTTTCCGATACGCGTATCGACATTACATAACGTTCTGCACCTGGGGGAGCCACTATATGAACATGGTCGGCCTTCAACGACCTTGCTGTGGCTACTGCATCAGGAAGAGGCTCTAAAGAGTTAGCCACGATAACACATATCTTAGTGTTTCTGTCGTAGACAACTACTGCGTGAGCCTCTTCCGTACCGAATGGTAGTAATACCATCAGTAGCTCCAAACCTTCGACCAAAGATTGTTTACGTTCTCGAAGGCTAATGTCCTGTCAAACCTCTTACCCCAAGTATGTGACACATGCAACGTGTCAGAGTCGAATATCTCAAGCTTATGTTGAGCCCAGGCGAAGGGTGCTGCAGTGTCAATACCCCTGACCCACTTGAATTCCTTGAGGGCTGCGAGCTCGGTTTTCGGGTTACCCCAAATACCTAATAGGTGGATGTTGTAGTATTTGTGCCAGCCGAGTTTCTCGATGGTACTAAGAAGTGTTGGACGTCCACCGGGAAATCTTTCTGTATGCTTAGGTACGCACATGGTAGCAAAGTCCATCTCGTTCACCATGTTGTTGGCGCAGTGAAGCCACGAATCAAAAGTGTCACCTTGAGGAACAACAGCTCTCTGCCTCGGAGGCACGAACTCAAGTACTTCAGGATTCTTCGTCGCCTCTAAAGTGGCCACACTATCAGCAAGCACATCAGGCAAGATGATTTCATCTGGACGAATCAGTTCCGCAGCACTCTTTAGTTCGTGAAGCTTGAGTTGTAAGTTCTCGGCAGCACCGTTGTCCATCATCAAGAAGCAACCGCGCTCCCCTTTCTCTCTATAGTAGTCAGAGTACTTGGTCTCCATTCGAACGTATTGGGCAAGTACCAGATGGTATGACATCTGGAACTGGTCCACGACTGAGAATCCTCTCGGGTCTGTAATCAGCGCTAGTTTCATTTATACACTCCTTCCCAAAGTAAGTTCTGTACCGCTACACACTCAGACATGTCATAGTAATGTTCGGGCTGGCCTAGTCTGTCTCTGAGATACTCTGAAGCATCGTAATCAACAGAAGGCGAGCCGTCCCAGTTCTCAATGTGTACATCAAAGTAACCGCGTGCAATGTCTGTACGGTGGGTCGACACAACAGAGCGGTCGCCTTGTATTGTAGTTCCGTCAAGATGCAAGGTGGATTCATGCCCACTATTTGCATGCACTATTTGTCGTACTACGTTACCATACCTGTCATGATACTCTTCCAGAATTTCTGGTCTATGGTATTTAGGCTTGAACCACATACTATCCTCCGCGAGTGAGGGCTAAGAACTCCTGCCTAGCTTCCATTGATGTAAGGAAGGCTCCACGCATCTCACTCGTAATCATAGAAGCGCTCCGTTCCTTTACGCCCCGACAAGACATGCAAGTATGGATTGAGTTGATAGTAACTGCCACGCCCTGTGCCTCCACTGTGTCCTTCAAGAACGACGCAATGGCTCTAGTCAAGGTCTCTTGAGTGCTTGGGCGTGATGCGAAGTGATGCACAATGCGTGGTATCTTACTCACGCCGATCATAAGCTTGTTGGGTATGTAACCCACGTGAGCTATTCCCGAAAACGGGAATAAATGGTGGGCACACAGGGAGGAGAACTGTATGTCCTTCACTATGATTAGTTGGTTAGCTGTGGCCTTGAACGTAGTGGTGTTGAAGTCCATGACCGAGTTCGTTCTGAACTCTCTCATTGCTTTGATCCACCTTTTGGCTGACTCCTCTGCGCTGTCATCCCAAACAGCTTCTCCGAACGTGTCTTTCAAAAATAACACAAGTTGCTTTTCGAACGTTGCTGACATAGCTCACCTCATACCTAAAGTGTATTGTAGTCTCCATCCGAATCGAACTAGGAAGTTGTGATAGTCGATGTCAATAGAGTTGACGAATCCAAGTGCCTTCTGGATAGCCTCTTGGTTAGGAGGGCATCCTTCAGGCATCATTACTATAATTGGTTGGGGTCTGCCGTAGTGTTCGTAGAACATGTCGTCTACAAGCTTCTGTACGTCAGACCGTTTGAGTTCAGTGTCTACTACGAACTTGACTTCATTGACCAAACGTTTGAGTGATATCGGGGCATCGAAGCTCAGTCTTGACTTAGGAGACCAAGTGACCCAGTCAGGCTCTAGGTTTCCCTTCAAAGCATTCTGCCCCGAAGTTTCAAGTTGGGTCGTCATGCCCAGATCTTTGCAAGCACCGATAATGGGATCCAGATTCCAGATAGTAGGCTCTCCCCCAGTAATGATTACGTGGGTAGTAAATACTTGAGCCAAGATTTCATCTGTAGTCATCCACTCCCCACCAGGCCCCCAAGTGTTTGCAGTCTTCCCGTTAGTTCGACGCTTGCCTTCAATCTCGTCTGCTAACGGCCCGCTATCGCACCAAGGACAACCTACTGAACATCCTTGGAGACGAATAAAGGTAGAAGGTGTTCCGGTTAGAACACCCTCACCCTGTACCGACATAAACTCCTCGTTTACTTTGTATCTCATGAAAAGACTCCTTTGAATAGTTCTTTGAGAACAGGGAATATGATGACGCTCGTAGCAGCAAGGGGCTCGCCAATGGCTGACAGCGCTCCGATCATTATACGGAACAGGTAGTGAGGAATCACCTCTGCTGGGTCAAGTGCTTGGGATGCAACGATGAAGTGTCCGAACTTGATGATGTCTACGCTCATGCTATCGAAGTATACATCTATGCTCACAGGAACTATAGCGACCAGAATCAAGGGAGCCATTACCCACACACTCCATCGCTCCCTGAAGCCGTACATAACTGTACCCATGAGAGCCATAACAAGTCCTGTGGTGGCTAGGGAAGAGAACCAACCAAAGTCACTGCTGGTCATATGCTCTGCAGTATACTTACCTGTAATGATGTCTACAGCCAACAAAGACACAAGAGCGGCCACCGCAATAGCAAACGACACTATCGCGATTATGTAGGGGCCGGCTGAATATATTCTGTCCAGTACCAGGCCGCCATCTCTTCGGTAACGGTTCTGGTAAGTATTTTGCGCTTGCGCTTGTGTCTGAGCTGGGGCAGGTCCTTGCTGGTTGTTATTTGTCCAGCGTGTCTGATATCGAGATTGAGTCATGCTTATCTCCTTCTCCACGTATAGTATCCAAACACAACGTGGCATAGCCTATTAGGTCTTCGTAACTGTCTACCTTCGTGGGGTTGAACAGAATACGGATTAGTTTTGATAACATAAGAACCCAGTCATGTGCCAACTCTGGGTAGTCTCCTATCAGGCTAGTAAAAGGCCTCGACACGACTTTCAATACAAGACCCGTGAGCACGTGTGCTTCGCCGTACTCCTTACCTCTTTCTTCAAGCAGCTGTTGTGGTTCCATTATGTCTCTCCAAATACGCCACAGCTTCCTTCAATAAGGGTATGCTATCTTTGAACCTGCCTAAGCCATGGTTGCATGTATCACATAGAAGCTGCCTGCGTTTGCCGGTTATGTGGTCATGGTCTATCACTAACCTACGACCAGTAACCTTGCATATAGCACAAGCACCCTTCTGCTCCTCGTACATCTCGTTGAACTCTGTGACAGACATATCATAGTGGATACGTAAATTAGACTTCCTGTGTATCAACTTTGTCTTGCGTCGAGAGTAGTACGCCCTGTGCTTCTTACGTTCGCATTCCTTGCAGATGGCTGCGTGGCCGTCAGACGAAGCTTTACGTCTGTGGAAAGCAGACAACGGCTTAGGTACTGGCGGCTCACAATGGGTGCAAACTTTGGTGATCTCTTCGTCCACTCTATCCTCCGTACATAGCCTCGTTCCTCGGCGTCTCTTGTACGTAAACTGACATCCACTCTTTGGGCCACTGCAGAGCGTTGCTTACTCGAGTATGGATGTGCTTAGCCAGAAGCTCAGCCGTGCTTTGCTCGCACTCTACCACATATGCTTCCTGCTTCTCCATAGCAATGACCGCATACTTATCTTCAGCAATCACATTGGCTTTGGAGATGATGTAACGATGGTCCATCTCGTCAATGAGGGGCTTCGCTATGCTGTCGAGCTCCCCGAAGTCAAGCACCATTCCGTTTGGATCAAGGTGGCCTGCCAGAGCAATGACTACTCGGTAGTTATGTCCGTGCAGGCGTCCGCACTTGGGGTGGCCTTCAACCCTATGTGCTGCACTAAACCAAAACTCGCGTGTGATGGTGTGCTCGTTCATGGGATGGGCCATTCCACAAGTTCTTCCAAGTCATACCCCTCACCCAAAACATCTGTAAGGGGAATGTAGTAGGCCGTCGGGTCGATGAAGCCTGCTTCAGCGAAAGCGTTCGCCCGCTCAATACAAGTCGGGCACTTACCACAATGGATCCATTCAGTCACGCCTCCGGTGGGCCCTTTCTCAACGCCAAGGGCTTTGGGGTTATAGCAAGACCACGTGAGATGTAATGGTGCACCGAGCTCTACACCTCGAGTAACGATCTCCCACTTCTGCATCCAGATGAACGGGAAGACCAAACGTACCTTCTCATACGTCCCAATGTAGATTGCGTTGGCCATTGCTCCGAGGAACTCAGGTGTGCAGTCAGGATAAGCCCATTGATGAGCATCATCCGCGTGAGCACCAATGTAAACAAAGTCGTAGCCCCGAGCGTCTGCGATAGCCGTTGCTATACTCAAGAGGTTGGCATTACGGAACGGAACTACTGTTGGTGAAGGTCCTTCGCTCTGTTGGATTTCTTGGTACGTCATATTGGGCATCTCGATCTCGCCCATCAAAGCAGACCGTTCACTCTGGAAGATTTCCTTGGGCATCACAACTGCTAGCCGAGTAACGACCGCTCCGTGCCTGACATCACTGTACTCTTGGATGACGTCTTTAGCTGATTCGCCTTCTGCGTCATTGTGCAGGCTACCATAATGCACAGACAGGGCAAGAATCTCCTCTGCTCCGTCTTCGATTGCTTGACTAATTGCTGTAGTGGAGTCGAGTCCTCCACTGTGTAAAACTACTGCTTTCATGTTGACTCCTTATAGACTCATTCTGAATTCACGAGTATTCATTTGGTTAGGTACATCTAAACCGCTGTCCGTAGCTTTTGTAAGGTCGATTCCATACATCCAGACGCCTCTGACTTGTTGCGGAGGAGTATAGTAAGGAGCTTCAGTTACTTGAGTTAGCATTGCGTCCTTCTCAAGTGTACCGCGTCCTTGACGCCTTCGCGAGTAGACCCAGTCATCATATGCTGGAGTTAGTTGGAACCAGAACACACCTCCTTCCACTGTATATTTGTACATAGCCTGACCACCGTTAGCCTTGTTGACTATGTATTCAACCATATCATCACTCAGTGTCCGTGAACGTCCTGCTTTGATATCGAACACCGACAAGATACTTCTTTCTAACACATCAGCACTAGGTAAATCCGTCTCTGTTATAGCACACCAAAGAACGACACCGAAGTATGCAATGATGTGGTTGTTGCGTACTCTATCAGGCAGCTTGTTAGGGAAGGCTCCGAAGACTGCATCCCTTGCTTGAGTAAGGAACTCTTCCCAACTAGGCTCGAGAGCAAGTATTCTTGCAATCAACGTACCACCCATACGAGGAGTTCCTCCGTAGATGTTGTACATCTCTTTGAAGGTTGCATAGTACTCAGAGCCCTCCTCTATGGTTTGTGGGTGCAGCTTAGCTACAATGATTCTCTCTCGGGCGGCTGCATCATCAATCAAGTCCTCACCATCCAAAGAGAAGGGAGCCTGTAGAGGATAGTCTTGCGTTGTCTGGTCTGCTCTGCCTCGAGGATCATGTCCTGTGTCATACGAGAGCAGAACGAACCGTAAGAATCTTTGTACCGCATCCACTCTGAACTCACTGAACGCAATGGGTATCGCATTCGATGAACCCATAAGAGCCAACGTTACGAACTTAGTAGTTCCGCTATCATAAGATGTGGGCTTATCCTGTCCCCACAAGGGCATGAAGACCCTCTGAATCAAAGTAGTCTTCCCCGAACCTCTAGTACCCGCTACGTTCAAGATGGGGAATCTATACCCGGTCGTTTCAATCCATGGCTTGAGAACTGAAGCTGCATACCAACCAATCATGGGCCATATCACATGGGGCTCGTTCAACTGAGGAATGAGTTCGCCCACATTGTGGACTTCCTTCTCGTCGGCTGGATTCAAGTCCATAGAAGGATGTTCTACTTTAGAGGTCATCCACGCTAACGGTCCTTCGAAGCCTTCCCACAAATCGTCCTTGCTGATGACTTGTTTATCACCCAAGAAAAGCCACTTACCATTTATACAATGCAGGCCCATCATCTTCGTAGCTGCAACTCGCGGTAATCCCTTTTCCTTCAACTTCTCAAGCAGATACGGTAACAACTCTTTGACATCGTCATCACGGCCTAACCACTGCCATGCTGCTACAGGGAGCACTTTGGTCATCTTCGGTACAGAGTTGAATGCATCGCGAGGAAACACTTTATCCTTCCACACATACTCTCCATGGCGTACATCACATACAAGAGAGTCTTCAATGTCGAAGGAAGAGCCATCCAAGAGAATTAGCGGGTCAAGGATGAACGTACTTACTCTGCGTAGGCCTTTTCGAAACCGGGCATAGTACCCGTCGTCCCGTTCCACTAATGCCTCTGTTAGCTCTGTAGCTTCTTCGGGTGGGAGCACAGGGGCTTTTTCACGGATACGAGTCAAGGAATGTTTCAAGTACAAGTCGGACCCGCTCTCTCTGTGCTTATCCCCGCATGGCTGATGCTGGAAGATTTTGTATATCAAGGCATCTGATGCTCCAGATGCAACAAGGTCTTCTAGTATTTGCCAGTCGCGTTCACTGCGACTTCTGTACCCTCTCTTATCGCCGGTAGCAATCTTATGCCGTGACTTCTTGGGAAGCACTTTGAGTACGTCAAACTCATCCAGAGAGTATCTAAGCCCTTCAAGCGAGTGCGTTATCTTGACGAATACAGGACTGTCGTACTTGTCGGGCTCTTCTAAATACTTGTTGTTGGTTGTTCCTGGAACTCTTAGAACTCTGTTTGCGTTCCAACATCCTTTGTCTCCGTCGAGGTCTTCGGCAAGTAGCTTGTTGTACTGCTCTATCACTTCAACGTTGAGACATGGAACATCCAACATCCAGTAGCAATGCCAGCCGTGACCACTGAACACAACGTACGTAGGAGTGATAGTCCAGCGCGGTTTGTTTATGTTGTCCACGTCGACCCACAAAGCAACGGACCCCAGCACGTCTTCTTTCGAATCGCCTGGAGTCTTACGCATTGCAGGACCAAAGAAGACATCCTTATCTTCTGGGATGTCAGGCAGGTTGGTGATTGTTTTATAGATTGCATCCTTAGCTTTAGGTGATCCTATACCTAAGCTGACAAGTCCCCCGAAAGCGAAGTGTTGTATGAATGAACCCATTACGCCTCTTTAGTGTGAAATAAAAGGGCGGGGAGTTTTGAGGTTCCCCGCCCTGGATCTAGTCTTGGCGGCTAAACTTTATTCGGTCTTGCGAGGACGTGCTTTGGACGGTGTGGCGATAGTCATAGCCTCAAGCGCAGAGGCGGAATCAGCCTTTGTACCATACTTGGATGCAGGCCGAACCTTTTTGACCTTGTTGCGCGGAGGATACGGATTGCCATCGTCGTCCACTTGAGTCGAGACTTCTGTCGTCACGGTGATGCAGGCTTCCCTGTCCATCAACATATCTGCGGTGATCTCACCGTTGAAGTCTTCACCAAATCCCATACCAAGCAGTTTGGCCTTTGCTGTGCGCAGGGCGTCTGGATGGAAGGAGATGATGTCGAACACCTGTCGATTTGTGTGCTCTTCGGGGGCGATGATTTGCCATCGAAGATCGACTTTGGGTTGTCCAGCGGTGCTGATGCCTTCTTCAGCAAAGACAACCTTGGCGAGGTAGTCGCCATCAGGCATCGGGTCGAGAGCTTTCACATTACCAAAATCAATTACTGGGGACATGGGTTAGTTCCTTTCGGGTTAGTTGTGGTTGGGTAGGGTTAGGTTAGTGCCGCCAAGCACTCTAGATTTCATTGGGGAGTGGTCTCCATAATGCGGTCCCAAATCTTTTCGATAGTTGGGTCAAACATGTATCGCATCAGCTGGCCACCATCGTCGCGCATACCGTACTGGTCCTTAGCATAGAAGGCATTCGTTGCTCGTGTGAAACCAACGAACTGTGACCTCTGTGCTGTCTCAATCTCGGTAGCGAAGACTGCTTTAGAACGGTTATCAATAGTACTAGTAGGAGCAAGCCTCATAACGAGGTAAGGATAACCGCAAATCTCACCACGTGATTGACCCCACAGAAGAGGTCGTATCTTCACCTCACTTGACCCCATAGACTGATGCTCATCTTCAAGCGCAGTAACAATGACGTGCATGTTCAGTGTCTTGATGTACTTCTCAGCCCAGTTGGCCATCGTGCCAAGAACACGTCCGAAGTGTTGTATCTCGTAAGGCGCAGGTACGTTACCAGGTTCAACATCAGAGCCAGGTAAGACCACGTCGAAGGCAAACCGCTGAACTTGTGTTGCTCCATCGAGTACCACTGTTCTGTAGTAGTCCTCTAAAGGAATGCCTGCAGACTCACACACGGTACGGAAGGCGTGGTCGGTTGGTTGGTCCTTGACCAAGAAGTCGTACACTTGGTTGTAGTCCTTCAACTTCTCCATCGAGAAGATTGTAGGCTGCGGTTGGTAGTCCCTGACTGACAACGGATTACCCGCTGCTTCGAGAACCAACACAGGAGAGAAGTCCTTCACGAAGGTTGCAGTACATGCAGTACGTGTCTTCGTGGATCCTGGTTGTCCGTAGAACAGCGCTTTCAGGAAGGGCGCACTCTGGTCAGCTTGTCTCATATTTCAACCTCTCTAAAGGATTCGGCTTTAGTGCGCTTCTGGAACTCTGCATCGAGCAATGATTGGTAGTCGCTACCTCTTGACATTGCAATGCAAGGAGTTCTGAATGCGCACATGTTACACTGTACAAAGTTGGGAGCAGGATAGAGAACTGTCTTTGGATCTGTCATCTCTACGGCTGTGTAGTACAGGTTCTTCATGAGCATGTCAACTTCATAAGCTGACCGTCTCACCGGGAAGCGTACGAAGAACCCATTGTTACCAACACTCATTGGGTAGATTACATCACCATAATTCTGTTCAATGAACGGCCAGTCAGCATCTCCGTGATGCTTCTTGATGTCAGCTACGTATGAGAAGGCAGTGTAGTCGCCTTTCTGTTTCGAAAGGAACCCGCTATCAAGTATGCGAGGATGCGTAGGCGCTTTCTTACGAATGATATTGTAGAGCATACCCTCGACTTTGATTTCCTTCCACTGTTGAGCTGCATACATGTACGCCCCAGCTTGTTCGTCGTTCTCTAACGAGCGAGTTAGTTCAGCAATCGAGCGGGCAGTCTTTGCTTCCCATATCCACCACTTGTTAGTAGGCTTATGAAGCACAAGACCATCGAACCTACCTTCAAGACGGAACTCTTCACTCTCTAGTCCAGTCTCTGGATTGAACATTGGTACATTGAAAGGTATCTCCATGTCGGCGAACTCAAGAGTGTCATCACGGTACTCTGAAGTATCCACTTGAATCCATTGAGAGTAGTGCATAATCAATTCGGAGATGAGGTCGACTGATTCGTCCCACTTGTCTTTCTCAGCCTTCCAAAGGTTGCCGGCAATCTTCTCTTCGTTCTCGAGATAGGCATCAAGTGAGTCCCAGAAAGGAACCTGCTCACTGTAGTACTTCTCGATACAGAAATGGATTGCCCTGCCGATAAAGAAAGGAGCGTACGGTACAGAAGGTTCTAAGTTCTCCTTCATGCCCGAGCTCCAATTCCATTTACGCCTGCAAGAGCGGTAGTTGCGTACGTCAGATATATGAATGTTGTGCATTCCGTAGGTGTCTCCTGATACTTCAATTATAACGCAAAAGTACAAAAAAGGCAAATAAGATTCTGAACTTAGTCTACATGTGAACTAATCGTATTTACACTGACTCGAATACCCTTGGTTCGCATGTACCTAACTATACGTATCTCAATTGCTTTGTATGCAAACTGTTCCAGTGAGCATCTTCCTTTCCTTTCATTGCAGTGGGCACAACAAGGAACTGCGTTCTCAATTACATAGCCCACTTCGCTGTCTATTCTATCTACTCCAATGTTGCGCACGTCACCACAGTAGATGCACTCCCCACCTACAATCTCAATAAACTGGTCACAGGTCAGATTGAAGTCAATCCCTCTTCGCTCGGCGCTGCGCAGGTACTCTGCATAAGTTGCCACTACGTTCCTTTACTTTCCGGTTCATAAATATCTAGTGCCACTGGCGGCTGTGTTGGTCCACTAACAACCACCAACCGTATAAGACCGCCATTCCTATTGAGCATTGCCAACTCCAAAGGGTCCAGCCTCCATACTGATATACATTCTACACCATCAGTATGAATAGGTAAAGGGCCGCACTCTTCTAATGTCATTCCTAACGGAGGACCTAATACCATGTTTACTTCAGGGAACATTATTGGCTTCATTCTTCTTCCTCCTCGATCCATCGAGCAACGTGACATTTCTTGCCTGTTTGTTCCTCAAGGGACTTAGCATACTTCATAGCATCCTCGTCTGTGAGGAAGTCCTGCTGTGCCACCATTTCCCCTCCAACAACGAAGATATACATGTTTGTTACGATAACTACTTTTGGCATATTATTCTCCTCTAGCGAACTCCAGTAGCATGGCTTGGTCGTCGTACTTACCATTGACGACCTTCATCACCTTCTCGTCTTCCTTACACGACTGAAGGTAGTAAATGAACTTGCGGTCTGTAATGTTCATCCTATGTATACGGTCAACCGCTTGTTGCATCTGTATAGACGACCAGTGTTGGTCAATGAAGATTGCGGAGTCAGCCATCTCTAACGAAAGGGATTCTGACATAGCATCGATAGTGCCGGCTAGTACCCTACCATAGCCATCTTTGAAGTGTTGCGATTCATCCACACCACCACCCATCACACAGTAGACTCCGTAAGAGTTACCAAACCTAGACCGCACCTCTTCGACTACCTCTCTGTAGCGGGAGAAGACCAACACTCTTTGTTCAGGGTTGTCCTCGAGGAAATCTGCAAGCCAGTTCATCTTGGCCGACGTTGCTGTAGAGCCTATCATGGAAGGCAAGGATGCTACCTGGTGTAGTCTAGTAAACAACGACAACGCATTGATGATAAGTAACTTACGGTCTTCAATCTCCACCAAAGCATCCTGAGCCCCTTTTATCTGGGCGTACACTTCTTGTTGGGCATCTGTCATCTCAATGAAGACCGGGATGTCAACACGTTCGGGCAACTCAGGCGCCGCTTGCTGTTTGGTACGTCTGATAACCCAAGGCATGACCTCTGCCTGATACTCCACCAAGTCTAACGGAGCACCAATGTCATAGCCTCCCCAGTATCCTTCTTTGACTTCGAACATCTTGTTGACCCACTTCCAGTAAGACGGAAAGCTCTCAGGCGCAACCCATTTCAAGAGCGGCCATAACTCTCCCCCGTGCTTATCAATGGGTGATGCACTGATGGGAATTCTCCGCCCCGCAACTAGTTTTGTAATGTTCTTGGTTCGGGGTATGCTTGGGTTCTTCAGCTTGTGAGCTTCATCGATGATGATAGCATTCCATACTACTCTAGCTACAGGGTAGAGAATGCTTCTGGGGGTCAGTTCGTCATACGTTGTTATGTACCACGCGTTGTGGCTCTTGAAGTCGTAAGGTATGTGGTTGGTCAGGACTATTTCTGCGTTCGGTACCTGGTCCAGTATCTCTGCCTTCCACTGCAGCCTGGCTGTCTTGCGGCAGATGACTAGATTGAGTCTGTCGGCGGATCCGAATGCCTTCACTGCTTCGATACTAGTCAGCGTCTTGCCTAAACCGCAAGCGTCACAGAGGTATCCGTTATGATTGGCTAACTCATCTATTGCGAACTGCTGATAGTCCCGTGGTGTCTTCATCCCTGTACTGTTTCCCTAAACAGGTTAGTGCTGATAGCGATAACACGTAACAAAGGCTCCTGATACGGTCCATCTACTACTACATTGAATATCACCTCCATTAGGGCAGCCAGCAAGCGCCATAAGGCATGAACGATATACTCGCCCTGACTCAGGCTCTGTTCTTCAAGAATCTTCTTCTCGACCATTGCGTCGGCTATCGATCTGGTATCTTCCATTCTTCACTCGCTTTCTGTGCTCAGTCGTTAGTACATCCAGACTCCAGTGTATTAAGTCAGAGCCTG